GGAATAGGAGATAATTAATTATGTCAAATGATAATGTAAAAACAATGGTAGATTCACTTGCAGACGGCGATAATGTCGCTGCTCAAGACGCATTTAAAAATGCCTTAACTGATAAGATAGGCACTGCTTTAGATGATAAAAGAATGACTGTTGCAAATGATTGGTTGAACGCGGCTCATGAAACAGAGGATTTAGAAAAAAATGCTCAATACATGAAAGCACCTCAAGAAGAGGAACCTGTTGAACAGGAAGAGCCTGTTGAAATAGACAATGACGAGGAACCAAATGACGAACCTGTCGTTTCAGAAGTTTAAGAACCAAATTAATGAACGCAGGTATATCGGACCTGAGGGCACAAAGGAGTTTAATAAATTATCTCCGAAGATGAAATCAGCAGTTCGTGATGTTTATATTATGATTGATAAAGCTTCTGATCCTCTTTTAGGAAAAGTTCAAGGTATTATCAATCAAGTGGCAAAAAGACAAGGAGTTAAAGTATCTGATATAGAAGATTACTTTGATAACGAAACAATAAAGTAAGGAAAACAAAATGGCAATTGCAACAAGAACACTTAAAGATACAGCGTTATCAACTGGTGGCGGCGCTCAAGGCGGTAAAGTTGTTGTTCTAGTTACTATGGAAGATAACACTACTGCTAACTCAAATATATTAGACGCAAGTGCTTTAGCAGGACACGCTAACGGTGCAAAATTAGATATCGTTAAAATATGGTGGGGTCTAGTTCAAGGTACTGCTGATGATAATACAGGTTATGTACAAGTACAATTTAAAGGTGCTTCATCAGACACAACAGCGATTAACCTTGCAGGTACAGGACACTATGATGGTACTGCTGGTAAAATTGAAAACAACGCAACAAATACAACAGCGACTTCAGGAGACCTAGAGTTAAGTGCTTTTGGTACTTCTGGTTATGTTCTTTTAGAGTTAAGAAAAGACGAAGCATTTACTGCATAGGATTTTCTATGACAATTACGAACACTAAGGTTGTTGATACCACTTCGAAATACATAGTACAATCGAAGGGTATCGGGAATGAAGAAGATCAGATCGTAGTTGACGCTGAAAAACTAACAAGTGGTAATAATGAATCTAAAGTAAATTTGATTGAGTGTTATTATCAAATAAAAGGCACAGGAACTTTAAAGTTTAGTGCTGAAAGTGAAACAAATGATTTGAGTTTGACTGGTAATGGTAAATATGGTTTACGACCAGATCAGTTAAAATTTGGAAATGATAGACAAATAAAACTAACAACTGATTCAAATGTTGAAAGTTATTTGTTGATTACAGAATTTAGGAGAAACTAAGATGGCAGATGTAGTTACATCACAAACTATTGTAGATACAGTTGGTGTTAAAACAGTTATGAAGTTCACTAATATTAGTGATGGTTCTGGCGAAACACTTGTAACAAAAATGGATGCGAGTGCTTTAAATTTTATGTCAGAGGACGCAAACAGAGTATTAGCAAAAATATATTGGTCTGTAAATACTACAAATGGTAAATCTGGTGTAGAATTATTATGGGCAGGTAGTGGCGCAAGTGCTGCCAATGCAACAATAGGATTTTTTTCGGGTCGTGGTTTTCACGATTATTTTACTGCTGGTAATAGTATACCGAATAATGCAACACTAGTAGCAAACACAAGTCCTGCAGGAGATATATTATTATCAACAAAGGGATTTGTATCAGGAGATAACTATACATTAATCTTAGAAATAAGATAATTAAAAAAAGAGAAGGTGGAGAAATGAAACTAATTACAGAAACAATCGAAGATGTCCAGGTCTTGACCGAAGAAAAGAACGGTAGAAAAGATTACAAAATTAAGGGTGTCTTTATGCAGGCGGATATCAAGAACCGTAATGGTCGAATTTATCCTGTCGAGACTTTAGCAAGAGAAGTAAGAAGATACACAAAAGAGTTTATTGATAAAAGAAGAGCTTTTGGTGAGTTAGGACATCCTGACGGACCAACTGTGAACCTCGAAAGAGTTTCACACATGATTACTAGTTTAAAACCTGAAGGTAAAAACTTCATTGGTGAAGCGAAAGTCATGGATACACCATATGGTAAAATCGTTAAGAATCTTATTGACGAAGGTGCTGTATTGGGTGTATCATCTAGAGGTATGGGTTCTATTAGTCAACAAGGTGGAAGAAACTTTGTTGGTAAAGACTTTTACCTCGCAACTGCGGCTGATATAGTCGCAGACCCATCGGCACCTGACGCTTTCGTAGAAGGTATAATGGAAGGCAAAGAGTGGGTATGGGACAACGGCGTGCTGAAAAGTATGGAAGTTGAACAATACAAAGAAGAAATCGAAAGAACTAAACGAGAAGAATTAGCGGAAGTTAAAGCAGATATCTTCAAAGACTTCATCAAAAAATTATAAACCTGCGGGACTTTGTTGAAAAGCGTAGTGTTTGAGATGGTAGTTTGTATAAATAATAGTAAAGAAAAAATTAATTAATTTTTAATAAGGAGAGACCGAATGTCTGAAACCGAAGTAAAAAAAGAAGTAGAAGCAGTTGATGAGCAAATTAAGTCTGCGGTAAACAAAGACGCTGTTGCAGCTGAACCTACTCCCTTAAAAAATGACGCAGAGGATTTGGGCAAGGCAGTAGTTAAACCTACTGACCCTGATGGCCAAACAGCTGTGGACAAGGTAAAAAAAGTATCAGACCAGGTTAATAAAGACGCAAAGGACGGATCTTTACCAAAAGATCAGAAACCTGCTGGCATGAAGGAAGAAGAAACTGAGGTTGAAGGCGAAGAAATTGCTGAGACTAAAGAGGAATCTACTGAAATGAATATTGACCTATCTGATGATGTTAAGGCACTAGTTTCAACAGACGCAGACCTATCTGAAGAATTTAAAGAAAAGGCTGCAACAATTTTTGAGACTGCTGTTAAAACAAGAATACAAGAACAGGTTAAAGTACTAGAGGCTCAGTATGAAGATAAACTTTCAAAAGAATCTGAAACAATAAAAGAAGCGATGACTGAAAAAGTTGATTCGTATCTAAACTATGTTGTTGAAGAATGGATGAAAGAAAACGAACTCGCAGTAGAAAGAGGTATCAGAACCGAAATCGCTGAGGACTTCATTACTGGTCTTAAATCTTTATTCAAAGAACATTATATTGATGTTCCAGAAGAAAAATATAATGTACTTGACGACTTAACAAATCAAACAAAAGATTTAGAATCTAAACTTAACGAACAGATTGAAAAAAATGTAAATCTTTCTAAAGAAGTTTCTGATCTACATAAGAGAGAAGCAATTGCTGAAGTATCTGAAGATTTAACAGATACAGAAACAGAGAAGTTTATCTCTATGGCTGAGAATGTTGAGTTCGAAAGTGCTGAAAAGTTTAAGGAAAAATTAGAGACTATTAAAGAATCTTATTTCCCTAAAACAAAATCAGAAGTAGCAGAAGAAAATTCTGTTGATTCTGTGGCGGCGAATGAACCTGCTGTTGAAGCAAGTTCGGATGCTATGGCTGCATATACAGCCGCAATATCTAAAAACCTTAAGGCGTTAAACTCTTAATGTTTTTTAACAAAGTAAATCAAAAGGAGAGATAAAAATGTATCTTACTGAAAACTTACAGGAAAAGTGGCAGCCAGTCCTAGAACATCCAGATTTGCCAAAAATCGAAGATGCTTATAAAAGAGCTGTAACTACTGTGATTTTAGAAAATCAAGAAAAATCAGTTAGGGAAGACCGAAGCTTTATGGCTGAGGCTGCACCTGCAAACGCAACTGGTTCTTCTGTGGATAACTTTGATCCAGTATTAATATCATTAGTCAGAAGAGCTATGCCAAATCTTATCGCTTACGATATTTGTGGCGTACAACCAATGACTGGTCCAACAGGCTTAATCTTTGCTATGAAGTCAAGATTTGGTTCACAGGCTGGTGCAGAAGCACTATTCAATGAAGCAGACACAGATTTCTCAGCTAGAGACGCTGCTGGCGACACAGGATCACCTGACGCACAATCAGGTACTAACCCTGCAACACTAAACGATTCACCATCTGCTGGAACTTACACAACTGGTTCTGGTATGACTACTGCTCAGGCAGAAACACTTGGTGATGGTACTGATGAGTTTGCTGAAATGGCATTCTCAATCGACAAGATTACTGTTACTGCAAAATCTAGAGCTCTAAAAGCAGAGTACACTATGGAACTTGCTCAAGACTTAAAAGCAATCCACGGTCTAGACGCTGAAACAGAACTTGCAAACATCCTTTCAAGTGAGATTCTTGCTGAGATCAACAGAGAGGTAGTTAGAACTATTTACGGTCACGCAAAAGCGGGTGCTCAAGTAAATACAACAACTGCTGGTATCTTTGACTTAGACACAGATTCAAATGGTCGTTGGTCAGTTGAGAAATTCAAAGGGTTAATGTATCAATTAGAGAGAGACGCTAACGCTATCGGTCAACAAACTCGTAGAGGTAAAGGTAATTTAATTATCTGTTCTGCTGATGTTGCTTCCGCACTTCAAATGGCTGGTGTTTTAGATTACGCTCCTGCGTTAAACTCAAATTTAAATGTAGATGACACAGGTAACACCTTCGCAGGTGTACTTAATGGTAAATTTAGAGTATATGTAGACCCATATGCTGCTAATGTATCTGCAAGTCAATACTATGTAATCGGTTACAAAGGAACTTCACCTTACGATTCTGGTTTATTCTACTGCCCATATGTTCCACTACAAATGGTGAGAGCAGTTGGTCAGAATAGTTTCCAACCAAAGATTGGATTCAAAACTAGATACGGTATGGTTGCTAATCCTTTCGCAACTACTGACGGAGATGGCGCATTAGACAACTCTGGTGCAGTTGCTGCTGGTAAACAAAACATTTATTACAGACGAGTTAAAGTTACAAACATTATGTAATTTCGATTCCTCTCGAAAAATTAAAAAGGGGCTTCGGCCCCTTTTTTTTAGCCTCTTTTTTCTCTTATAAATAGTAGTATGACAACAACAAATGTAATCAATAGAGAACCATCTAAAAGAGATTATGCTAGTCCTGTTCAGTTTAGATTTAAAATGACTAAACTACCATTAGTTGAATTTTTTGTACAGAGTGCTAATCTACCAGGCATATCTTTAGGTAACGCAACACAAACTACACCTTTATATGATATACCAATACCAGGTGATAAAATTTCGTACTCACCTTTAGACTTATCATTTATTGTTGATGAAAATTTAAATAACTACAAAGAAATACACGATTGGTTACTAGCATTAGGTTTTCCTAATAACCACACACAATTTGCAAACTTACAAACTGAGGGTTCAGATAGATTTCCAGGATCAACTGCAGGTTCAGTTGTGCCAGGTGTAACAGCACCAGCACCTCTTGCTGAAGGCGGTACATATTCAGACGCAACACTAACTGTTTTAAATAGTAAGAATATTGCAAAGACAGAAATAAGATTTCAAAATGTTTATCCTACATCTCTAACAAGTCTAAGTTATGATGTGAGACAAACAGATATTGATTACATACAAGCTTCTGTAAGTTTTCAATATATGAATTATGATATTGTACAAATATCTACTACATAATAAAATATAGGATGATACATAATGAAGAAAGCATTTTGCTTTGGTAACGGTAATTCTAGAAAAGAATTATCACTAAAAGATTTTAGAAAATATGGCACCATCATAGGTTGCAACGCACTTTACAGAGATTTTTCACCAGACATTTTAGTAGCATTAGATTCAAGAATAAGTCATGAAATATATCGTTCAGGATATGCACATAAACATACTTGTTATCTAGGATACTGGACACCTGTGCCAGTTTTTGTTGCCAAAGAAATGTTAAAAACAATGGCAGATAAAACTGATATTGAATGGAAAGATAGTATGGATGTAGTATATCATGGTGCTGATGGTGTTTTTACTCTAACAAAAGGTCATAACTTAGGTATAACTTATGTTACTGGCGTTACAGAAAAAGACAAAGTACAAAATATAGAACCAGATGTAGATGGCTTTGCTTATGCGACAGGCTCAAGAAGCATTCATCTTGCGTGTGAATTAGGCGCTAAAGAAGTTTATATTATAGGTCATGATTTGTATAGTTTAGATAATAAAATAAACAATGTATATGCTG